AACAGCTCTTGGCTGAGCAGATCGTAAACACCACCCGTGCAGCGAACACCACCGCCATGTATGCGATTCAGTGGATGCACGGCCAGCAGTTCGATTTCAACAAGTCTGCCGTCCAACAGCATGCCGCTCGCCTCAACCGCATCGGCATCAACATCCGTAACGCCTGCGACACCAGCCGCTTCGCGCCTGTCTTCGTTCGCCAGGCCCGCGAAATCACCAAGTCGACCGTTCTGGCAATTCCGAGCTGGTATCAGCGCCCGAACCATCTGCAGGTGGCCGCATGATCGCCGCTACCGCATCTCTGATCGCAACTCTCGCCGGTGGCGCTATCGCGCTCTACCTCGTGCGTTTGGAGTTCCGCCCATGAGAACCGTCAGCTTCCAGGGCACCCAGCTCACCAGCGGTCAGCGCCGCCGCCTTCAAGAGCAACAGCAGGCCCGGGCATTCGTTAACCCGGTCCTGCAGCAGCAAGTAAACGAAACCCTGGCAGCGCTCGAAGCTCGCCAGTCCCAGGGCATCAAGCCCTAACGCCAATGGTTCTTGGAACGCCAAGAGCGTGGCACTCCCTGCGTTGCCGACCTGTTCGGCTTTTAAGAGGCAATACCCATGGCTATGACTATCAAGATCGAAACCACCGGCAACTTCCGTACCGGTACCGCTGCCAAGTCCGGCAAACCGTACTGGATGGCCGAAGCCTTTGCGCACCTGCCGGGCGTCCCGTATCCGCAGAAGTTCAGTTACTACGCCGCCTCTCAGCAGGAAGTGCTCCCGGTCGGCCATTACGAGTGCGACGTCAGCTGCTCTATCAAGGATGACCGCATACATTTCGAAGTTGACCCGCGTCAAGGTCGCCGCATTTCTTCGCCGCAACCTGCACAAGTTGCTCCGGCGAAAGTTGCAGGCGCTAACTGATGTTTTTGCTTGCGTGCGATGGTAGTTGGAAAACTTCGCCGGATGGTTACTTGTCCTGCGTTGGAACTCTTACTGCCATCGAGCGCGATGAATTAGGTCATTCCGGCCTAACACCCGAAGACATACCGGTACTTACTGGCCAAGCGCTCATTCTGTTCGCGGTTGTCTTCGGGATTCTTTCGATGAAAAAAGCTCTCTCATCACGCACATAGGAGTGCAAACAATGCAAAAGCTCAAAGCTCTGTTCGTTGCTGGTTCCGCCGTTACTGCTGGCTCGGCCTTCGCTGCCGTTCCGACTGGCGTCACCGAAGCAATCACCGAAGCCGGTACTGATGCCGCTGTGATTGGCGGTGCCGTTTTGGTCGTTCTGATCGGCATTGCTGCGTTCAAGTACATGCGTCGCGCGATGTAATCGACCCGCAGTGCAATCAAGGGGCTCGGGTCAAACCGCGCCCCTTTTTATTGGGAGAAGTGAAAGATGGGGGCGTCGGAATATGCGGTTATCATTATCACGCTTGCTATGTGGGCTCTGTTTTTTGGGCGTATTTAGCACAGTGTCTGCTGTTGAGGTGCCTTGGCGAGTTGACGGGGTAGCCGGTACTTTTCCGTCACCGTCGCAGGCTTGCGCGGCCTGGCTTTCGAAGATAAATCAACCTCGTATTCAGGCGGGGCTTACTCCATATACCCTTGGCCCGGTTGTTCGCCTTAGCCCCCAACAATACCGATGCCCGTTAGTATTTAACGGAGTAGAGCAAGTTGGCTCGGGTGAGATTGCAAAACGCGATATGGACTTCGTTTGTCCGCCAGAAAATGACGACACCAACGGCGAGTGTTTGCCCCCAGCGCCACTACCTGACTGCTCTACAGCCGGTCCCGGCATATTTTCCGAAACCGGCCCTATTGTTAATAGCGGCGGTCGGAATTATGTAGTTTCGGCCGGGGGTGGCACTGTTTGTTACGGTCAGTGCAATCACACGCTGAGTAATTCGGCGTCTAGCTGTTATTCCTCCGGCGACGGTACGGGTTTCTGTAATTATATCGGCACCCCCGACGGTACTAACTGCACGGGTATCGATGCGCCATTGGGCCGAACTGGTGACCCGCTCAATCCTCCCGAGACGCCCGATGTACCTCCATCAGACCCCAATGACCCAGGGTGCCCAGACGGCTATGGCTGGTCCGGTACGACCTGCGCAAAGCTGCCTGATGATGGCGGCGGTGAGTCGGGTGGTGATACTGGTGGCGACGCTGGTGGCGGTGATTCTGGCGGCGGCACGGGCGGTGGTGGCGGTTCTGGGGGTGACTCGGGCTCCGGTTCTGGCGATGGTAGCGGGGAGTCTGACGGCTCTGATGATGGTACGGGCGGAGGTACTGGTGATGGTACTGGTGATGGGTCGATTCCCGGTGATGGGGTCGGGGAGGGTGAAACTCCAGAAGAGCCGTCGTCGTCCGTTGGTGGCGAGGCCTGTTCTGCCAACCTGGCGTGTGAGGGGGATGCTGTTGCGTGCGCGGTCCTTCGCCAGCAAAAACAGTTGAAGTGCTGGGCCGAAGAGGATCGAGATTATTCTAAGGCTAAGCCGCAGATCGACAGTGAGTTGGCCAAGCCCGAATATTCGTTAAAGGAGTCGACCGTTGACGCCAGCGGTTTTTTCAATACAGGCTCCCGGTTTTTTGCTTCCTCCTGTCCTGCGCCTAAGTCGCTGCATATTGAGTCCTTCAATCGGACTATTCAGTTGTCGTATGAGCCTATTTGCGACTTTGCGTCGGCAATGTCTTATATCGTTGTCGCAATGTCTTCTTTGTTCTTCATGGTTTACGTCGGTCGTTCTTTTGGGGGTGAATAATGCCATTGGCAGTCCTTTTGACGTTTCTTAGTACCGCTATTGTCCCGCTTGCCAAGAAGTTGCTTGCCGCGCTTGGTATTGGTGCCGTTACCTATGTCGGGATCAATTTCGTTATCGGTCAGGCGAAATCCTATATGATGGCGCAACTTAGTGGCGTGTCCTCTGACGTTGCTCAGATCATGGGTCTGTTCAAGTTTGACGTTGCCATCAATATCGTTGTTGCCGCTGTTACTACTCGCCTTGTTCTGTCTGGTGTTAACAAGGTTACAGGAGTCAAGAAGGGTCTTGGCTCTGTTGGAGGTGACTGATGTTCGTTCTTAGGACTGGCCTGCAGGGCAACGGAAAAACGCTTAATACCATTAAGGAAGTTGATCAGAAGGCCTATAAAGAAGGGCGAACGGTTTATTACTGTAACATTACTGGATTTAAACCTGATCACCCTGCGATTACCGCTGAGTGGATTGAGTTTGATTATCCTGAAAGGTGGTTTGAGCTTCCTCGTAATTCGATAATCGTTATTGACGAAGCCCAGACTTGGTTTCGTGTTCGTCCGCAGGGTTCTAAAGTACCCGACTATGCTAGCCGTCTCGAAATTATGCGTAAGGACGGTCACGAGTTGCACGCTATTACTCAGAGCCCTAAGCTGATCGATGCACATATGCGCGAGCTGTGCAATTGCCATATTCATTACCATCGTGGCAATGGCGGCAAGTTTGTTAAACGCTGGGTTTTTCAGAAGCCTGAACTGTCCGTCTCTAGTAAGTTGGAATTCGCTGACGGCGAGTCAACTCGTATTACTATCGACAGCAAGTATTTCGGCTGTTATGACTCGGTAAAGGAGGGAACCGAGCATCATTTTAAGTTTCGGCCCCCTCGCGCCATGTATGTACTGGGTGTCTGCGTTGTTCTGCTTCTTCTTGCTGCCTGGAAAATCGCGGGCCGTGTTTCGCCTGATGCTGAACCTGTCGCTCAGGTTGCGCCGTCGTCTGTCCCGTCTAAAGGTGTTCTCGCTCAGCAGTCTCCTGCGTCTCTTGAGCCTATCGGTGTCGCTGAGTATGTTGCCTCGCGCACCCCTCGCGTTCCTGACCTGCCGTCGTCCGCTCCTGTTTACGATCAGCTCACTCAGCCGGTTACGTTTCCGAAGCCGTTTTGTGTCTCCACGACTGACCTGGACATGCTCAAGCGCAATTCTCGTCGAATGGCTATAGGTTACGACCATGATGGAAATCTTGCGGGCTGTCGCTGCAACAGCCAGCAAGGGACTCGCGTCGACGTGTCGTTCGAGTTCTGTATGTCCGCCGTCACCAATGGGTTGTTCGACGACACCAAGCCCGATCGCCAGCAACTGGCCGGCAGCGACGGCGGGACGGACGGCCCCGCCGGCCGGCACGCGGGCGCGGCTGCCCAACTTGCTGCCGTCCGTTCTGGGTCGCCGTCAACTGTTGGTGACGCGGAATATGTGCCGCGTCCTATGCCACGACTCGATGTCGTTCGTGCTGGGCTTTGATTGGGGCGCTTCGCATAATCGGTAACGTTACGTTTAATCGGCTCCGGACAATGCTATAAGCTCCGGGGCCGATTTAATGTAACGTTGATTATGCGCTGCGCTGTCGATCTCGAACCCCATGTCATCAAGACCGCTGAACTCTACGCCCCAGGGCGCAAGGGTTCTGATGCGGTTACTTGGCTGCTTGATGACTATCCCCGGCTCGTTGCTGAGGTTCGCGATCTGCGCCGCCGGGTAGCGCAGATTGATTCAGAGGCTCACGCCCTGGACGTCCGTCTAGCGGCGCTCCAGAGCGCGTGCAAGGCTATTTTGGAGCTTTAGGCTCAAGGCCTACTATGGCTCGCATTTTTCTTCGTCGGCATCTATGGTCGCCCTCTGCATTTTTCGTTACGTTGCGTTAATAGCTTCTCCAGCTGTTCAACTCGCTTTTCTGCTGCTTTGCAGCGCTCCGCCAGCTCCTGGGCAATGGCAACTACTTCTTCGTATGGCACTGGGTGCTTGTCCGATTTTTCGTTACGTTGCGCTTTCTGCCGTTCACGGTAGAGCCGTTGCCGCTCGGCGTTGCTCAGCGCCCGGCCGGTTGCTGGTCGACCACGGCGCGGCTTGGCCGGCTGCTCGTCCAGTGATAGGGGTTGGGTCTGGCGGTCTGCTGGGTCGATCATTTCGCCCATCCTCTGATTCGCTTGGCGTCTGCCAGTTGTGCATGGGCGGTTTTCAGCATCGCTTTATTTTTCTCGCCCCGCCGAACTTGTTCGATGATGGCGTTCGCGCGTGCTTCGATGTTCTCTGCCATCCGTAGGTGGAACTGGCGTTCTTCGTTGGTCATGTCGGTTACTCCATCCCGGCTAGGTATGGATTAATTATAGTTACGTAACGATAAATAGGCCAGCGTAACGTAACGGAAATTTATTGTATATTCTGATCGACCGCCCCGGCCCGATAGATATAATGCAACGTAACGAGAATTGCCGGTGGCCTCGACCTCGCCGCTCGCGGCGATTAGTCGCCTGCACGCCCTGAACTGATTGCCTCGCGGTTCCCGCGACGATACCCGCGCAGCGGCCGATCTCCCCTCAACGAAAAAGCCCCCAGCGGCCTAAATGACCGTCTGAGGGCTTCTCACGTTCTTCGTCCTTCTGTCCCGCGACCAACTCAACCCGCGCCCTGATCTGCTCAAACGACACAGCTCCGTGGCTTTTCTCTGCCGCTCTCCCCAGACCGTCAGCGGCTCCGCTGGTTAGGTCCCGAA